GCTTGCATTGGTGCTGCGGTTGCCGCCACTGGCATCTGGGTAGACGTACATGCGCCGCTGTGGGTAACGCCTGATGATCTCTTGCGCCAAGGCATCGGTGTCATGGGCGCCGCTGATCTCATCAATGACCAGCAGGCTGCTGCCAAGCCTGACGGCAATCACCGCTGACATGTTGCCGACGTTGAAGTCAACGCCGATACGCAACGGCTCGCGGTCAGTGTCCGGCAGCTCGATGGTGACATGTTTGATGCGGTCAAAGCGGTCATAGACCTGCCCTGTTGTCAGGTTGACGAACTCGCCGTCCAGGTACGCCCGCAGCAGGCTGGGGTCGTAGTTGGCCTCTAGCCGTTCGATAAAGTCCGGCGGCAGGTGCGGGTTGTCGGCGGTGCGCATCTTGATTAGATGTCGGTCTGGCCTGGCTTTGGCTTCGTCACTGCCGAAGGTGTTCCACATCCATCGAAAGCCTTCAGGCGTTGATGCTGCGCCAAACTGCCTGACATTGCCGGACCGCAAACGGCCAAGGATCTTGGGGAACGCCTTGTTGGCGATGCTTGGCGTCACGGTATCAATCTCATCCGCCAGCACCCATGCCAAGTTGAGGCCGATGATGCGGCTCCAGTTCTCAAAACTACGGCACAGGATCTTTGTATCACCGCCCGGCAGGTGCAGCATGTACTCAGGCAATGGGCTAGCCCTAAAGGTGTACGGAATCTCGTACGTCTCTAGGAAAGCCTCGAAGTCGGTCTGCCAAATATCCCGAATTAGCGGTCCGGTCGGCTCCATCACCGCACCGATAAAGCCCTGATTGGCCGCGGCCAGCATGACCGCTTTTGCGCACAACGCCCTAGTTTTGCCAGCGCCATAGCCAGCACTGATACCAAGGATCTGCGTTGCGGTGTCATCTACAAATGCAAGTTGCCCTGGGTGCAGGTCAGCGCGGATGCGGTCGAGCAGCTCTGCAAGGTCCAGCTCGGTGGATTCATTTAGCTGCAATGCTGAGCGCGTTAGCAGATCAGCTTCGATGCAACTCACTTGCCAACCAATCCAAGCATTTCAGCTTGCAGCCTGACTGCGCCAATCACTGAACCTAGTTGGTTAGTCCGCATACCACGCTCAATTGTCATCTCAAGCGTTTGCAGTCGTTTGGCTTTCATTTCAGCCAACGTTGACTTGTCCCAAGTCTGGTACAGCAGTTGTTTAGCGCAGTCGTACCACTTATCAGCAGTAGGGCGGCACACCCCCCATTTTTCAATAATGAGCTTGGGGATGGAGATTTGGTTATTGCCAGCGGCAATGATCTCGGCCAGATCGGACCAAATGCACAACAGCTCTTCGTGAGTGTAGTGGGTTTTATCTTTGGTTTTAGATCTAGCCATACATAAATGCTAGCTTCTGATTTGCACTGGCATTACCAGATACGTTACACCATTTACGCCAGTAGGTGTCAGCACCACAGGCGTAGTTGTCGCATTAGCCGAGAGTGTGACCTGCTCATGGCCGCGCATTGCCTTAACGCCGTCTAGCAGGTAATGGACATTGAATGCCCAAGTGCCGGTGCCAGTGCCTTCAATGGCTAGTTGCTCTTTGCCATTGTTGGCATCTGCTTCGGCTGTGATGGTGAGATCACAATTGCGTGCTTCGAGCTTGACGACTGAGTTGTGCGCTTCTGCGATGAGTGCGACGCGCTCCAATGCACGGGTGAAGCGATGCCGGTCAACGGTGATGGTGTGCTTGAAGCTGTCGGGGATCAGCTTTGCCACGTCAGGGTATTTGCCATCGAGGATGCGGCTGTAGATGGTGATGCCATCTTCGGTGGTGATGACGGCCTGACCAGTTGCGTGCGCGATGGTGATGGCGTGATCCTGCAGCAGGCGCATGGTGCTGGCTGGTAGTACCACATCAAGGCCATCGGGCAGGTCAACAGCAACACGCATGAGGCGATGACCGTCTGTGGCTTCCATGTAGCCGGCTGCGAGATGCACACCAGCCAAGAGCGCTTTGCTCACATCAGTGCTGCAGCACGGCAGGCAGGCGCTTACACCGGCTGACAGCATCAGCTCAGTGCCAGTGGCGTCTACCGCAGGCATCGCCGGGTAATCATCCGCATCCATCGCTGCAAGCCCGTAGGAGGCCCCAGAAGTGCTCAGAGCACCATCTGAGAGGGTGAGTACCTCACCATCCTCAAAGCGGCTTACAAGGCCTGCTAGCAGCCTGTGAGGTAATGCCACCGTGCCGGGTGCCTCTACGGCTGCTGGGATGGTGACGCTGATGCCAAGTTCAAGGTTGAAGCCGGTGATGGTCATGACGCCATCAGCGGCAGCGATCAGGGCACTGCCAAGGATGGGATGGCTGTTGCCGGTGCTGATTGCAGGCGCCACGGTGCGTAGCGCATGGGCAAGGTCGCCCTGTGTGGTGATGAGTTTCACAGCGATGCCGCTTGGGTGAGATAAAGGATGATGCGGTCGTAATCAGCTTGAAAGCTGGCGACCAGTTCAGCCGGTATGGGCTGCCGCTCATCGGTCGCATTATCCACCACTGCGGCGGCATACGCAACCGCTTGCTCCATGGTGTCGCTCAGTCGGTTGATGACGGGTCGTTGGCGTTCTGAGATTGAGATGCGATCCATGTAATAACAAAAGCGGTGAGCAGCTCCACCATCCGGCGTGGCATATCACCGCGCAGGTAAGCGGTCGCGTCGGAGATTAAACGGTGATAACCAGAAACAGTAAGTCCACTGTTGCAATTCAACACAAGCGCTCGGCTGCGGATCAACTCTGCACGCGCCACGCCAGCAGCCGCTGCCTGCTGATCCAGTAGCGCCAGATCGGACTCCTCAAAGCGGACTTTTACTTCACGCATCAACCAAGCTCCAAAGGGTGCAATTTAGGGCATGTCCCACCTCAAGCGCAGGTAGGGCAGAGGTAAGGCAGGCAAGAAGCCAGTGCCTGACTGGCGTCTCCCTACCTTCCCTACCTTCCCTACCTAGAATAATAAATAAAGAAAGAGAGGGGAAGGAAAGGGAACGTAGGGGATTCTTGGCAGGAGGTAGGGCAGGGGCAGGTAGGGCAGCAAGCCTGACATCGACTGCAGCGCAAAGCATCTCAGCGAATCAGAGGTAGGGCAGCTGCCTCACCTAGGTAGGGCAGCCCTTGCGGTAGTGATAACCCCTGCTCCCCCCTGTGCTGACGCGGTAGCGCTTGTAGCCGAGCCGCTTGAGCACGTCAGCCACCTGCATCTGATCTTGCCTGCTCTGACGTTCAACGGGCTTCTTGATGGCATCTGTGAGTAATTTTTCAGTGGTTATGTCATCCATTGGATGCTTCTTTAACCAGGATTCAATTTCAGCTTGCCAAGGATTATCTACGACGTAAGATTCGTTCTCGCTTGCAAGCAGGCGCTCCATCTCAGCAGGCAGGCGACTGGTTTCACCTTTGCGATATTCAGCAACAGCAGCAGACCAGATTGCGTCGCGCTCCAGCAACAGCGAAGCGGTATCAATCTGGTCGTGTTGTGTCTTGGTTGTAGGAATAACCCAGAAACGGCGGTTACCTGTTTCATCCACCAAAAAACCGGTTGTTCGATTAGTAGTGCCGACAATGATTCCGCGCCGTGGGAATGCTTCAGTTGACTTACCGTATGGCACGCGGAACATATCAACAGCCTGCGATAAAAAGGCTTTGACTTGACCAGCGTGCTTGCGATTGGTCACATGGTCAAGTTCTGCCCACTCCATAATCCACGAGCGGTGCAGCACCATCAGATCATCTTTGGAGCTGATATCACCTAACGCATCTGAGAAAAACTCACCAGCTAAGCAATTCCAGAACGAGGACTTGTAGGCGCCTTGATCGCCCATGATGACGCAGGCGGTGTCATGCTTGCAGCCGGGGTTGTAGGCACGGGCAACAGCACCGATGAGGGTGCGTTTCATCATCTCGTCGTAGATGGTGCCAGGCGTATCACCGACGCGCAGGTAGGCAGACGCCAGTGCTTCGATGTAGGCAGGCTCTACAGTTGCTGCTACACGGTCGAGGTATTCAACCACTGGGTCATAGGGTGACTCGTGCGCTACCTGGACGATGCAGTCAAGGGCTATCTCTTTGGATACCTTGTAGCCCATCTGCGCAAGAGTGAGGTAAAACCGCTCGGCACCTTCAATAGCGGTGCCGTCTACTTCAATGCGTTGAGTGAATGTGTTGTAGCGGTAAACGCTGCCGCCATCGCGCAAAAAGGCCAGTAATTCTGCAGCATTCATCGGCTGCAACTGCGCTAGCGGTGCAGCAGCAGCAGGCTCAGGCTTGGGCTTGCCGGCACGGGCAGCCGCCCGGGGTTCTATTGACTCACGTCCACGCCAGCCGTCTTTCTTGGCTAGCTGACCGAGAGTGCCGAGGGTGATACCACCATCAGGCTTGAAGCCACGCCATTTGTGTTCGCAGTCTCCGGGTTTGAACTTGGACGATTGTGCTGACCATGTGATCCAGTCCTGCAGCAGGCTGTCATCTGCAAGGCTGTGTAAAGCCATGCCTACTTCCAGCCATTCGTCGTAGTCATCAGCGCGAGCAGGTGATAGCGCTTCGAGGTACGACCGTGCTCTGGCGGCATCTGCATCACCGGTAACCAACAGCAATGTTGGTGTGGCCTGCACCGTATGCCGCAGCATCCGTGCAATCAGATCCGCTGGCGCGTCGGCAATGGGCAAGTCTGACGGCGATCGGCCTGGCAGCCAGGCATAGCCGCTAGTGAGTGGGTGAGCACCCGCTACAACGGACTGGCAACCATCCCAGCGGAGTTCAACCTGCTCGGGTTTGCCTTCGGTGTCGATCACGCCAGTCTTGTATTTGCGCGTGCGGATTTCAGACCAGTATTGCTTTGGAACTTGATAGATGACCTGAAACCGGCCATCGCGGCCTGAGGTGACAGTCCAGCTATGGGGCAACGAGGACACTGGCATTCCCCATGACTCCAGCATCTGCGATGCGGACTTGCCGTCATGGTCAAGGAACAGCAGACCACCTGACGGCGTACCGCAGCAAACGCCAATGGCGCGGGCACGACCTGCCTTTAGCTCCTTGCCAAGTTCAGCGCGTGTGATGTGGTTTTTCTGCCAGCCGTCCATGTATGGCCGCTTCTGGCCATCCACTGCCACATAGGACCAATGGCGCGGTAATGCAGCAAGTTGCTGCAGTAGCTCACTGCTCATTGCTTTGCTGGCAGGATGCCGTCAAGCTGCAACCGCAGCGCCTGTTCCAGCAGCAGCCGTATGGCAGTAGCGCGGTTCATGCGGTCACCACGCCATGAGTCAAGGCGCTGCAGCAGGTCTGGGCTTAGGCGTATGTGGGTTGGCTGGCTAAGGCGCACGGATTCTGGCGGGATGCTTGCCAAGTGTAGCAGCGGCTGCTACGGTTGCAAGTGGCTGCACACTGCCATGACCTACCAAGACTTCCTAGACCAGAAAACCCACGAAGGCGCCGCCCATGGCTTTGAGCCGATTTGGATGCCACCCCAGTTGTTTGACTTTCAACAGTCGCTGGTGACATGGGCGATCCGCAAGGGTCGCGCTGCAATCTTTGCTGATTGCGGACTGGGTAAAACCGCCATGCAGCTCACTTGGGCTGAAAACGTGACGCGGCACGCCAACAAGCCGGTGCTGATCTTGACGCCACTGGCGGTTGCAGCTCAAACCATCCGCGAGGGTGAGAAGTTCGGCATTGAGTGTTACCGCAGCAGTAATGGCACTGTTCCGGGCCGCATCGTGATCACCAACTACGAGCGATTGGAACACTTCAATTCTGCAGACTTTGCCGGTGTGGTGTGCGACGAGTCCAGCATCCTGAAATCATTTGATGGTGCTCGCCGCAACGAGATCACGGATTTTATGCGCAAGGTGCCTTACCGATTGCTGGCTACTGCCACAGCTGCGCCTAATGACTTCATTGAGCTGGGCACCAGCTCAGAGGCTTTGGGATATATGGGCCACATGGACATGCTGGCGCGGTTCTTCAAGAACGACCAGAGCAACCTAACTAGCCGGAGGATGTACGGCGAGGCCCCCAAATGGCGCTTTAAGGGTCACGCTCAACAACCCTTTTGGCGTTGGGTGACGAGCTGGGCTAGGGCTTGCCGTCAGCCGTCAGACCTTGGGTTTGAAGATGGCCGATTTATCCTGCCGCCACTGAATGAGATTGATCATTTGATCGAAACCAACACAGTGCCCGAGGGGATGCTGTTTGCCATGCCAGCTACTGACCTACGGGAACAGCGGGCGGAGAAGAAGCGCACTGTGCAAGAACGATGCGAGCAGGTTGCAGCGATGGTGACCAGCACTGGCGAGAGTGCGCTGGTGTGGTGCCACCTGAACGAAGAAGGCAATCTACTGGAGCAGCTGATTCCCGATGCAGTTCAAGTATCTGGGTCAGACCGCGATGATCTGAAAGAACAGCGGTTGATTGACTTTGCCGAAGGTCAATCACGGGTGTTGATCACCAAGCCCAAGATCGGGGCATGGGGGCTGAACTTTCAACGGTGCAGCCATATCACCTATTTTCCATCGCACAGTTTTGAGCAGTATTACCAGTCAGTGCGGCGCTGCTGGCGATTTGGCCAAGACAAGCCTGTAACGGTAGACATTGTTCTTACCGAAGGCGAGCGGCGCATTATGGAAAACCTGCATCGCAAGCGGCAGCAGGCTGAACAAATGTTTAGCAACCTTGTTGCTGAAATGAATCACTCGCTGGACATCCAGCGCAAAGAGTACAACACCAGTCCTATCGAGCTTCCATCATGGCTGTGATCACTGACCGCTATGCGATTTACAACGGTGACTGCATTGAGGTGATGCAGGGGTTGCCGTCAGAATCCATTCACTTTTCTATCTATTCACCGCCATTTGCTGGCTTGTATGTCTACAGTTCAAACGAACGTGACATTAGCAACTGCAAAGACTACGACCAGTTCATGATTCATTACGGCTATGTGGTCAAAGATCTGCACCGCTTGACTTTGCCAGGCCGCCTGACCGCCGTGCATTGCACAGACATTCCAACTGGCAACAGCGGACAGGATGCGCTGCTGGACTTGCCCGGCAAGATCATTGAGCTGCATCAACAACATGGCTGGCATTATGCGGCACGACACACGATTTGGAAAGAGCCTTTATGGGTTCGCAACCGAACTATGGTAAAAAATCTAGCGCATAAAACGATTGTTGATGATGCTGCTTATGCAGGTGTTGCCTCCGCCGACTACCTGCTGATCTTCCGCCGCAGCGGCACGAATCCCATCCCGATCGCCAACCCTACCGGCCTTGATCACTACGCGGGAGAGTGTCCGATTCCGCAAGAACTGCACAAGTACCGTAACTGGAAAGGCAAGCAAACTGAGAATCGTTTTAGCCATTGGATCTGGCGGCGATATGCCTCGTCGATATGGGACGACATCACCATGGGGCGCGTCCTGCCGTTTCGTGATGGCAAGGATCCCGACGATGAAAAACACGTCCACCCATTGCAGCTTGATGTGATTGACCGTGCCGTGTGCCTGCGATCGAATCCTGGTGAAACAGTGCTGACCCCATTTATGGGTGTTGGCAGCGAGGTTTATGGCGCCGTGGCACTGGGCCGCCGTGGCATTGGCATTGAGCTAAAAAAGTCCTACTACAAGCAAGCCATTAAGAATATGAAGATTGCTGTAGAGCAGACGCGAGAACCTGACCAGTCAACGTTGATCAACCTTGATGAGTTTTGAGCCATGCAATTAAGACCCTACCAGCAGCAGCTCATCACCGACATCCGCCTGCAGTATCAGCTAGGCCATAAGCGCGTCCTAGCGGTGCTCAGCACCGGCGGCGGCAAGACAATTTGCTTCACCCATATCGCCCAGCAGGCCGCCAAAAAGGGCAACCGCGTCTGCGTGCTGGTCCACCGGCAGGAGCTGCTTGACCAAGCCAGCCGCACCATGCCGATGCCGCATGGTTGCATTCGTGCTAACCGCAGCATGGACCTAAGCCATGCGGTGCAGATTGCTTCAGTGCAGACGCTAGCCCGCAGGCTGCACCTAATACCGCCGGAGTTCTTCCAGCTACTCATCGTGGATGAGGCGCACCACACCAATGCCGGCACATGGCGCAAGGTGATCGAGCACTTCCAGCGAGCGCATCTATTAGGCGTCACGGCCACCCCATGCCGCACTGATGGCCGCGGCCTTAACGAGTGGTATCAGACCATGGTGCAGGGACCATCAGCGCAGTGGTTAACCGATAACGGCTTCCTGGCTCAGTCCAAGGTGCTGGCACCACCAGGCTTCGATGCCAAAGGCCTGCGCAAGAAAATGGGCGACTATGACACCAAAGAGGCTGAGCAGCGCGTCGGCACCATCATGGGTGACATCGTTGGTCATTACCGCCGGCACCTTGACGGCCAGACGGCGATCGCCTTCTGCTGCAGCGTGGCACATGCCGAGGCTGTGGCGGCATTATTCACCAGCCATGGCATTGCGGCGGGCAGCATTGATGGTACCATGTCGGGCGAGCAGCGCAGCGACCTGCTGCAGGCGCTCGGCACCGGCAGGCTCAAGGTACTGACCAGTTGCGCACTGATTGGCGAGGGCGTGGATGTGCCCAGCGTCGGTGGCTGCATTTTGCTCAGGCCTACACAGTCCGAGGCATTGCATTTGCAGATGATCGGTCGATGCCTGCGGCCATCTGGCAGCAAGGTGGCTGTGGTACTGGATCATGTTGGTAATACGCTCCGACTTGGCCACCACTTAGAGCAACGCGACTGGACCCTTGACGGCCTTAAAAAGCGTGATCGTGATCAGGCACCAAGCGTCAAGGTATGCCCGGTTTGCTACAGCACCAGCATGAGCGCTGCGCAGGTATGCCGCGACTGCGGGCATGTGTTTGCACCACAGGAGGCCAGGGAGCTGAAGCAGGTTGATGGGGAGTTGCAGGAGGTCAAAACCACCGCCCGCGAAAAACGCCGCGAGCAGGGCAGTGCTCAAAGCCTGCAAGAGCTGATCCAGCTTGGTCAGAGCAGGGGATATAAAAATGCCGTAGCGTGGGCAAAACACGTTATGTATGCCCGGTCGCTCAGGGGACGCTAGCGAGCAGCAGATCCAGCAACAGATCCGCATCGCCTGCAGCACCGGCAACACACGCCTGTTCCGGAACAACACCGGCACGCTGCGTGACCAGCATGGCAGGCCGGTTTCTTTCGGGCTCTGCAAAGGCAGCGCTGACCTGATCGGCTGGAAGCGCGTCACCGTGACCGAGAACATGGTGGGCAGCACGGTGGCGGTGTTCACCAGCATCGAGGTCAAGACCTCAACCGGCAGGCTCAAGCCTGAGCAGCAGCAGTGGCTCGATGCAGTCCAGGCCGCTGGTGGCATTGCTGGCGTGGCACGGTCGGTCGAGGATGCCCAGTCATTGTTGCAGAGTGTGACTGCACAGGGTTGACCACGGCTGAGCATGGTGTAGGATGACGGAGTACCAGACAGATCCCACCCATGACCGTCACCACTTTTCGCAGCTCCTATGGTTCTTACAACGTGACCCGCGCCGTGCTGGCTTGTCAGCCTGAGATCAGCGCCGAGGGTACCACCACCCAGAGCGTGCTGATCTTTGAAACAACTGACCAGCAAGAAGCTGTCAGCATTGTTGGCAAGACTCTGTTCCTGCAAGCTGATGGCCGCACCTTTGAGGCCAGCTACGACGGTCAGCGCCGCACCTCCCTCAAGCCTTCCGCCCGCAAACAATACGCAAGCGCGCTCAAGCAAGGTTATAGCCCCGACATCGAGCTGATCTACTAGTCCCCACGCGGCCAGCCGGAGCCGCACCCAATCCGGCATGAAAAAAGGCGGCCACACCAGCCGCCCATCAATCTCACCCACATTCATTCTATGAACGACTCCGACATCTATTGGACCTTTGTGACCGCCAGCAAGTATGCAGGCAGTTTCTATAAGGCATTGGCCCATGCTGGCCTTGCTGCTGACCCCGGCAACAAACAACGACTGCTGACGGCATTCCCTGAGTTTGCCGCTACCTATGGCCCCGCCAGCCGGTTGCATCGCACCATGCGCGAAGGGGTGGCAGCATGACCACCAATGAGCAGTATCACGCCGACCCAGCCGTAAGCGCTAGCCACCTCAAAGAGATCACCCGCAGCCCATATCACTGCTGGGCGCGGTATATCAACCCTGACCGCAAACCAGTTGAACCGACCGCAGCAATGCAGCTCGGCACGCTGGTGCATACGGCAGTGCTAGAGCCTGATGAGCTGCTGCAGCGTTATGCCGTCGCGCCTGATAGGCGCACCAAGGCAGGCAAGGAACAAGCTGAACGCATCGCTGCCGAAGGGCTTGAACCTGTCAGCGAAGCGGATATGGCTCTTGCCCTTGGCATAACCGCCAGTGTCCGCAATCATCCTGCTGCTGCCGCATTGCTTGCCCATGGCAAGGCTGAGCAGTCCTTTTGGTGGGATGACCTGCAAACTGGTTTGCGGTGTAAATGCCGCCCGGACTGGTATCAAGGCAGCACCATCGTTGATCTGAAGACCTGCACGGATGCCAGCCCTGCTGCATTTGCCAGCAGCGTCGTCAAGTTCAACTACCACATCCAAGCAGCGCATTACATGACCGGCTTGCACGGTGCTGGCCGGTTTGTATTCATTGCAGTCGAAAAAACTGCACCGTACGCCGTTGCGGTGTACGAGCTGGACCATGCCGCTATGGCACTAGGGCGGACCATGCGCGAAAATGCCATGGATGTGTTTGCCACCTGCAAGGCTGCTGACCTGTGGCCTGGCTACGGCGACACATCCGTGCAAACGCTCAGCCTGCCTAGCTGGGCAACCAAAATCTCAACCACACCAATTCAATTCTGATGTCAACCTCCGTATCTATCACAACTTGGACCCCTGATCAGGTCCAGCTCATCAGCAGCACCATTGCACCAGGCTGCAGCAATGACGAGCTAAGGCTGTTTGCCTATGCCTGCCAGCGCACTGGTCTTGATCCATTCAGCAAACAGATCTACGCCATTAAGCGTAGCGGCAAGATGACCATTCAGGCTGGCATTGACGGCTTGCGTGCCATTGCCGAGCGCACTGGGCAGCTAGACGGCAGCGAAACGTACTGGTGCGGCGATGAAGGCGACTGGAAAGATGTTTGGCTCTCCAGCAAGCCACCTGCCGCAGCCAAGACCATTGTGCATCGCAAAGGATCGCAGCATCCGTTTGTTGGTGTCGCACGATTTGCCGATTACAACGCTGGCCAAGGTCTCTGGTCCAAGATGCCTGCCACGATGATCGCCAAATGCTCTGAAGCCCTCGCACTCCGCAAAGCATTCCCTGCTGACATGTCTGGTGTCTACAGCACCGATGAGATGGATCAAGCGGAGACTGTCACGGTCACGCCAGCCGAACCAGTCAAGCTGCCAGCCACTACCACCAAAACCGACAGCACCAAAATCTTTGCTACTGGCAAAGCCGCTATTGCTAAAGCCAAGACGCTGCAGGATCTCGAAGACTTGCAACCGCGTATGGCAGCACGGCTAGAGGCTGGTGAGATTACACAAAAGCAGCATGATGAGCTGCTGCAACTCATGCTTGAAAAGGAGACTGAAATTGACGGAACCGTATCTGACGACTGAGCAACTTGCGGAACGTTGGGGGCTGCAACCAAGCTCCATAAAATCTCAACGATTACGCAAGCAAGGTCCTAGCTACTACACGGTTGGCAGGTTAGGATTGCCGCTGGGCGAGTCACGGGTTAGGTATCCCCTAGCTGGTGTACTTGCCTTTGAACAAACACACTCGATTACACCAATCAA